GTTCTACGGGGTGCCCGCCGTCGTTCCCGAGTGGCTCGCCACCGCTGACATCGGAGGCCCGCAGGCGATGGTGGTCATCGACCAGATCGTTGCGGCCCCGCCCGAGGCACTCTGGGTGGCTATCGCCGCCGCCATCGTTGGGGCGCTCATCGCAGGGAGGTTCGTCTTCCGCACGGTCGTGGCGACGCCATCCGCCCTCTGGCACTCACCTGTCACCTTCTATCGCAAGGCCACCCGCATTCGTGACTGGGTACTCGCCAAGGTGGAGTACCTCCAGGCCGAGTCGGCCCGGTGGAAGACCGCCTTCAATGTTCTGAAATCCCCATACAGCTTGCTGCGCGCCTTCGGATTGTCGCCGCAGCTTGCGATGACCCTCCTCTTCGCAGGGAGCGTGGCCGGCACAGGGGTGGTCGTCAATGAGACGGTATTCTCAGAACGTTCGTTCTCCCGTGGCGATGCCGGGGTGTACCTGGCTCCGGGCGATGCGCCGGTAACCTATGTGACCGATCCAGAGCTGCCTGGGTACAACACGCTCCGCATCGACCTCGGCACCACGCCCGTCAGGGCGATCACGATTGAGAACGTCTCGGTGGGAACCATCTTCACGGGTTCGGCGCTCCCGTCGGGGGAGCAGAACGTCGTGCAGGTCGGTGGCTCTGTCATCGACGGCGGCACAAATACCCGCCTTGAGGTCGGCCATTTAATATTCAAGAAGTCCCGGTGTAAGAAGCTTACGTTGTCGGACATCCAGGCCCATACGCTCATCGTCCGGGGCAATGCGTCGGACGGTCAGTCCATAGCTCCATCCCCAGGAACCAGCAGGATGCGAGCCATCGGTGGGGGCCACCACCAGGCTGAGGCCATGCTGCACTCAGGCGGGCTTTTCGACCGCATCCTTATCCAGGCCCCAACCAGCGCCGTCAATGGCAAGATCGATAAATTAACCCTGAGCAATCTGTACACGTCAGGTGGGGAGTGTGTCCTGTCCAGGATCACTGCCGGAACGATTGAGATTCTCTACAACGAGGTTGGGCAGGGGAACGGATTTGCAACGAAGGAATTCGTCATCGCCACAAATGTGACCGGGGCCGTCATCACCGTGGAAGACAACGTTGAGGTCTCGATCTCGGAGCCAAGCCCAAGCTAGGCAGAGTAGGAAAAGGAGAGAGAGTGGAAGACCCGTACATGTCCGGGCTTGAACCGCCATACCAGACGCACCTCCGTTCGGTGGGGATCGAGCCAGTGCCAGAAAGCGCCGAGGTCGTTGCAGACCCGCCCTGGCACCCGCTCAAACGGATCGTCCTCGACGCTCGGGCTTCAGGCTCTAGCATCAACGGCGCTTGCGCCGCAGCAGGACTCTCCACGTCAACCCTCTACGCATGGCGTCAGCGCGACTACCGCTTCGCCCAGGCTTGGGCAGACGCCTGCGTCGCCCGCGGCGACTGGTACGAAGACCAGCTCAGAGACCAGGCCGCTAAAGGGAATACCGTCGCTATCATCGTGGGCCTCAAAATGACGGGGCGGTTCGCAGATAACCCCGCTATGCTCATCCAGCAGGACAATAGGCAGATGCAGGTCGACCTCTCAGGGATGTCCCTCGATGACCTCCGGGGCCTGAGACAGGCCCTCGAAGAGCCTTCCGAAACGACAGCGATGGAATGATGAGAAAGCTGAACCCCGTGTTAAGTCGCAGGGAGCCGCGAGCGGTACTGCCCTCCCACCCCGGCCAGTGGAATTCATCGCCACCCGCCGGCTATGGGCAAACAAGGGCGGTCGTAAGAGGGTGCCACTGTTCAAAACCTCCGTACAGGATGACACCCGCCGCTCGTTGACATAAAGAGACAGTTCGGGGGGTTTAAGGACCCATGCTCGCAACCGACCTCAGCCCGGAGCAAAGACAGGCGCTGCAAACCGCCGTCTCTATCGAGGCGGCACGGCGTTCTTTCGACGAATACTGCCGCTATGTCCACAAGATTGAACTGTATCCGCACCTCCAAGCCTGGCACGCCGAGTTGAAGCGGGCCGATATCAAACGGAAGGCGATCATTGCGCCCCCGGAGTCGTGGAAGAGCACGCTGATCCGCTACCTCCTGGAGTGGGAGATCGGCCAGGACACCAACGAACGGTGCATCTGGGTCATGAACACGGCGACCCAGGCGATGCGGAATATCATGTCGATGAAGGCGACGATCCAGGAGAACGACCGGTTCAAGGCCGTGTTCCCGAATGTCAGGCTGGACCCGAAGAAGCCCCAGACCCAGGACACGGTCTATCTCGTGCGTGAGGAGCTTGACCACCCGGACCCAACGGTGTTCGGCACGGGCTGGAACGGGGCCTACCAGGGGATGCACCCGAAGAAGATCGTCGCCGACGACCTGACGAACCAGGACGAGGTGCGCTCGGAGACCGTTATGTCGGACCAGAGGGCAAGACTCCGCGGCGTCCTCCTCGACCGGCTCACGGCAGGAGGGGAGTTCTGGGCCATCTTTACCAGATGGGGCGAGGCAGACCTCTTCCAGGACTTCAAGGATATGGGGTTCTCGATCTTGGAGCAGCCCGTGGAGGGCCGCTACCCCTGGGGGAGGCTCCTGTCAACGGACCTCTTCCCCGACGACCGCCTGCTCGACCTCCGTACCCAGAAAGGCTCGGCCCTCTATGCCCTTACCTACCTCTGCGACCCAGGGGCGGCAACCGGCTCGATGGTCAAACGGGAGTGGTGGCAGTGGTACGCTGAACCCCAGGATATCCCGCGCGGCAAAAGAATCCATTCGTGGGACCTATCGACGGGGATTTCTGCCCAGGGTGACTATTCGGCGTTTGGGCACTGGGGAGCGACGGATTACGGCTACTATGCCCTCGACGGCGGTCGGTGGCGCTTGACGATGGACGAGCTGGTCAGGAAAATGACGAAGCTGTACACCGAGCAGCGCCCCCAGATCATCCTTGTCGAGGAGGCCGGCACGTCGATCCCGGTGATCCAGTACCTTCGGAGCCACACGAACCTGCCGATCAGGAGCGTCAAGCCAGGCACGAAGGACAAGGTGTCCCGCCTCCAGGCCGTGGTCGGGTTGGTGGAGGGGAAACGGGTGTGGCTCCCGTCGAGCAGCGAGTGGACCCACGAGTTCGTGGACGAGCTAGCGCGGTTCCCTGGGGGCAAGTACGATGACCAAGTAGACCAGATGACCCAGGCCCTGGAGTACCTTGAGATGCGCGGGGTCGCCTCGACAGCCCGCGGCGAAGGCGGAGGGGCCTGGAAAAGGTAGGAGCTTATGCCAATCTTGGACAATGCCGATATCAAACGACTGACGGACTCCCTGCTCAACGATGTCTGGTCACGGGCACACCTGGAGTGGAGCCTCGACAAGGACTACTACGAGCTGGAGTTCCCCGTGAAGCGCGGCCCGGAGGTCGAGAAGGTCGTCCCCCCAACCGCACGGCAGAAGGTGAATACCTTTGCCGACCAGTTGGTCACCTCGGAGCCGACCGTCATCAGGCGGGCTATACGGGACTCCGATGTCAGCAGGGCCAGGGCCGAGAAAACCCAGGTCGCCGGCGTGCTGATCCTCAAGAACTTCGATAAATACTCCCTGATGCCCCCGGCGAAGAGCTTCGCCAAGCACCTGGGGCTGTATGGGTACGCAACGATCTACGGCCCAGGCTGGGATATCACCCGCTGGCCCATGCACATCGAACGGCAGGGCCGTCGCCGCACGAATAAACGCTACCTCGCCGAGATCGAGGAGCGGAGGAACAAGATAGCCTCCGTATTCCCCTTCTGGATCACCGCCCCGCACCCGACAAAGACCCTGCTCGACCCGCAAGAGGGCAAGGAGCCGACCTTCGGCATCTATCGGGAGCGGAAATACGCCACGGCCCTCCAGAAGGCGTACCCGGACAACCAGGACCTCGCCAAGATACAGCCGTTCCAGCTTCTGACCTGCCGTACCTATTGGAGCGCAGACCAGTACCACATGTCGGCTGGGGCCAACGACGGCTCGGAAATGGAGCTTATGGACTGCGAGAACCCCTACGGCTTCGTGCCGTTCAAGCAGGCCCTCGCAGGCTATGGCTCGGACTCCGCTATGGACACGGGCCAGATAGCCCTCTCGAAGCTCTGTGCAGGACTCCTGCGGTACGTCCGCTCGGCCCTTGAGGGCGAGGCGTCGGTGAAGACCTCGCTCGTCCACTACATCTGGAGGGCGGCAAACCAGCATATCTTCACCGACGGCGATGCCGGCGAGCTTGCCAGGCTCATGGAGGACAACCAGGTCGTCCCAGCCCCAGGCGGGCAGACCAGTATCTGGAACGAGGCCATCCCCGCTATCCCAGGCGGCATGGCCGAGATGATGGGGGAGCTTCGCTCCGATGTTGACCAGGGGACGTTCGGCAATATCCTGCACGGCATACGCCCCCAGGGCGTTCGCACGGCATCGCAGCACGCCCAGATCGTCTCCAAGGCCAAGCAGTTCTTCCATGTCCCCATGCTCCAGTTGAACACGATCATGAGCCTGTTCCTTGGGGACTGCGGCAGACTGCTCAGTGTGTTCGAGGACGAGGTTACCCTCGAAGGGACGCTGGCCGGGAACCACAGGGTGGAGACGATCAAGGCCGAGGACTTCGAGGACAACTACACCTTCGAGGTGGACTACGAGGCGTCAGACCCGATGGAACGGGCCGCAAGCATCGAGACGGGGCTTCAGCTTAGGATGGCCCCAGGCCCGGACGGCCAGCCCGGAGCCATCGACTGGCGTACCTTCGCAGAGCGCTTCGCCCACCTGGGGAATATCACCGAGATCGAGGAACGGATCGCAGAGGAACGCGGCATGGCCGACCCCGCTACGCACCAGATGGTCATGCAACTAGTCCAGCAGATGTGGCAAGAAAAAGTCGCCCCGAATGGCGCAGGGATGATGTAATGGCAGAACCATCTTTTACCTCTCGTGTCGCTGATAGAGTCGTTGGACGCATGGGGCAGCAGGCAGACGCTATCGTCAATGCGAACCCCATACCGCCCGGCTATGACAAGATCAGCTCCTTTAGGGACTTTGTGGCCCAGTGGCGCAAGATGCCCATCGAACAGCGTAAGGAGATGTGGGGGCAGCTTGACCCGGAGATGCGGCAGCGGATGATCGACGAGCTGGGGGTCAGCCAGATTATGAGCGACCTCGGCGCTATGACCGCACCGCCCGAAGAGGAGGCCCAGCCTGGAGGCCCGCCGGGCGGTATGCCGGGAGGTATGCCGGGAGGTATGCCAGGCGGTATGCCACCCATGCCAGGCGGTATGCCACCCATGCCAGGCGGAATGCCGCCCATGCTTGGGGGGATGCCAGGACCAGGACCTAGGCCGCGTGGGCCGCGTGGGATGCCACCAATGCCCGCAGCCGGCCCCATGCCAGGAGGAATGCCATGACCTTCGAGCAACTCCGAGCACTCCTTGCGACCTACGGCCATGTGCTGGAGCGAGACCCCAATACGCAGGGCGGCTTTCTCCTTTCCAGCCCCGAATTCCCCGGTGGCTTTCCTCTGCCGCTTGATTCGCTGGAAAAAGCCAACAGGGTTGTAGAGGATTTGAACTTGCCTTCGCACCCCGATCAACTGTTAAAACAGGCTTCAATGTTAAAACAGGCTTCAATCGAGGGGGAAATCGACTGGGAGGGCGACCCGATAGTTTGGCCTGAGGAGTTGAAAGAGCAGGTGAGCGCGAACATCGCAGCCCAGCAGACCATCGCAGCCCAGCAGGCCGCGGCTACTACTGGCCCCAGAATTGTCGGAGGCCCAGGCGGGGGGATGTTCTACGAACGAGGGGGAGAGTACGGAGGGTGGGAGTATGTCCCGCCAGGGAAAGTCCCCGCCGAGGTTATCCCCGCTGAGATCATCACCGGCGAAGAGCTTGGTGCCCCCGGCCTGGAGGGGCGGCTTTTCATACGCCAGCCAGATGGGAGCATCAGGCCGTATGAAGAGCCAGGGTACGAGGCAGGCCCGACCATCGATCAGCAAATAGCGGACCTGTTGGTTCAAGAAGGAAAGATGGCCTCAGCGTTGAAGCTGTGGGAGTTCAAAAACCAGATGACGCCGTACCAGCGTCAGGCCCTCGAACTCCAGTCACGTCAGATAAACCAGCAGGGCTTGCAGCAGGCCCTCGAAATCTCTCGCAGCCCCGCTGACTTCTTTACCTTGATGCAGCTTCAGTCAGGCGCTGCTCCTATCCAGCAACCTGGGTATACAGGGGCGTTTCGTGGTATCGGGCCTCGTGGGTCGCAGACGATCACGAACCTATTTGAGCGCCTTGGGCTTATAGCCCCGCCCGCAGCGCCTGGGGTAGACGAGCAGGCCCGAGCGCTGGCCGACGAGCAGGCTTTCGTAAAGGCCCAGGAAGGCCCAATGGACCTTGTGGGGCTGGACGAGATGCTTCGTAGGCAACAAGCCGACGAAGATAGGGCACGGCGTAGGCTGGCCGACGAGCAGGCTTTCGTAAAGGCCCAGGAAGGCCCAATGGACCTTGTGGGGCTGGACGAGATGCTTCAAGCCCAACAGGCCCACCAGGCCGCTACACAGTTCGCCGACACTGACCTTGTGGGGCTGGACGCGCTGCTTCAAGCCCAACAGGCCCAAGCGTTAGCAGACGCGCAGGCCGTCGAAGAGGCCAAAGCTGGCTCAATGTCAGACGTTGCCTCTATGGATGAATATCTTCGCAAGCTCGCCGCCGAGGAAAAAGTAACGTTCCGCGGGGGCGAGGTAGACCCGTTTAGCACACAACGGAGACAATTTACACCTCCGGTGATTTTGGGGCCTGGAGATATCCCGCAACCCCTTGCGCCGTCTGGCGTAGTTGACCTTGGCGCAAGCGTGACGCCACCCGGCGCAAGCGTGACGCCACCCGGCGCGCCGTGGGTGCTTGGGGATGTCCCGCAACCCTACGGGCTGGCGCCGACCGACGTTGGCGGCGGTTACCAATTTACCCAAGCGCCTATGGGAAGCCTGGGGAAGAAGTATGCGGGGGGCGGTATTGTACGCGGGCCAACCCTGGCAACACTCGGCGAGACGGGGCCAGAAATGGTGGTTCCACTCGACCCGCGGAAGCGCGCTCAGGCCGAGAACCTCGTGAATATATACAGGCGGCTTACCGCTAACGATATCCCATCGTTTGCCGAGGGAGGAATGGTTTTTAATCCAAAGCAAGCAGCCCAATTGGGCCAATCGGCAAAGGCCCTGACGGGCGGGGCGCTTGCGATGAAGTACGGCAAGGGGACGGGTGGATGGGACCCCAGCGGCAAGGTATTCAAGATGAGCTTTGGCCCAGCGCCGACTTCAGTTCTCCAGAAGTACAATCTAGCGCCAAAGGTTACTTCTGTTTCTGACAAGCCGATAACCACGGCATCTAAACCTGGCGTCACTGGCCTAGGCGGTGGGACCGTCATGCCTTGGCAGCAAGTGGAAAAGATGTTCCAGAAGGCGGCACCCCCACCCATCCCCCAGGCCCCTGGAGGTTCGCCAACGGCCCCGTATGCAACGCCTGCAACGGGAACGCCAACCAATATTCCGAAGGGGGTCGGAGCGGGACTCACCCCGGAGACCTTCCTGAAGAAGCAGGCCCCGAATATCTACAAGGTTGGCGTGTTAGGGCAGGCCATCGGTGCGCCGAAGCAACTGTCGCCCCTGGCAGGGGTCACGCTCCCTTCGATGCAGGCATGGCGACAGTTCACCCCAACGGAACGGGAGACCTTCCTTGCCGCCGTAGAGGCCACGGGTATCCCGAGGGCGACGTTCCTGCGCGAGGCTGGCCTTACGACCTTCCAGCCCGCGGGCATCCCGCGAGGACGGACCGTTAGGATGCAGCAACAGTCACTTGGTGGGCGCACCTACACATAGGACTGGCCTTATGCAAAAACATAATAATGTTCCCTCTTTCGTCCCGCACTCAGCGATAGACGCGGAAAAGAGCAAGCGTGAAAAGGAGTTCATTCAGTGGGCGCAAGATAAGTTCCGCAAAGAGAAACTTGCGGATGAGTTGCCCACGACGCCAGCGGTCAGCCCAGCCCCGACCCAGCCGGCACCCGGCGCTGACGATTGGAGGCAGGCGTACCAGGAAGAAGAGGAACTACTCGCTGCCTCCCAGGAGCGGGCTGCTGTCGCTCGGGAGCGGGCTGCTTTGCCAGACCCCTTTGCCGTAGCGCAAGTCACGCGAGGCCCTATGCAGTGGGGGGTAGGTGCCCGCGGCAAGAAAATGACCCCGGAAGAGGCGACTGCTGCCTACGAAGAGGCACAAGAGGTACTGGAGAGGCCAGGGGCGGAGTGGGCCGAGCCGATCTATCACACCCCACTGGGGGTGCAGGCATTGCAACAAGCCGTCCAGGCTGCGGAAAAGGGGTTAGAAAAGAAGCGAGAATTTAAGGAAAAGCAAGAGAAAACTGCTGAAGACCTCTACGAACCTTGGATGATAAATCAAGGCGGCACGCTTGAGGCCACCGGCAGGGCGATAGAGTTGCAAATCGTCACAGCGCTGGCTGCTGGCGAGGATACAAGAGAGCTAGAGGGAAAACGGGACCGGCTCAGGCAGTACGTTCAGGCCAAGGAATTCGCAGAAGTGGGCGTGCTGCGCGGCATAGAAACGGCCAAGGGGGTGGCAACAGCCGCCCTGGAAAAGCAAGAGGAAATAAAGCAGACGCTCACCGTCCCGGCCACCGCAGCCTTAGTCTATGCGGTGCAGAAGGTTGATCCTCGCGATCACGAGATGGAGCGGATCGCAGACCAGTATATGGCCCAGGGCTACGGTGTATTGCAGTCGACCACCTGGGCGTCTAGAGAGGTGGAACTACCCTGGGGGGTTCAAGGGGCAATGGAGCTAATCCTGGCTCCCGAGAACATACTCCCGATCTTCGGTTTTCCTGGCCTCGCCACGAAGCCAGCGCTGGTAGCCTTTGGGACGCTGGGGAGGACTGCCTGGGTCAAGGGGGCTACTGGCGGTATCACCCGAAAGTTTGTGCAGTCCATGCTCACCCAGGCTCACCCAGAGGACATGGCCCGCCTGATGCCCAAGGGGACCCCGTTGGATATTCCCAACGCAGAGAGGATTATCGCTGACTTCCAGGGCCAGATTAACCGACACCGAGGCCAACTCCTCTCCTTGCCAGTTGTGCATCGAGGGGCAAGGCCACTGCCGCTTGGCCCAGAACAGCAAAAACTAGAGAAGTCCATCCAGGCACTCAAGGCGTATGTTAATGGGATGAAGGAGGGGGTTGCCAAAGCAGGGAAGGGGGCTGAGGCAAGGCGAGCGCTTGGGATACCTGACGTGATAGTAGACCTTCGTACCGTTACGGATGAGCTGGCAGCGCTTGAGACGAAACAGGCTAGGCCCATACTTGAGGGGACTGGGCCTGGTGGGAAGGTTGAGCGCATATCCGAGAATGTAGTCGAGCAAATTGTCAAACGGGGAATGGTCCCAATTGTCGGCTGGGGCAGATTGAGGAAGCTCTTTCTTGCGCGCAGCCTGCAACAGCAGAAAGCTGTCGACTTTGCCGATATCGCTTTGGCGCTGTTTCGGGCCAGGCACCTGGAGCGCATTCGCACGGGGGTCGTTGGAGGGATTAAGCGGGCGCTGCGCCCAGGCGAGGCTCCGTTCCCCGTCAATAAAGAGGGCATCTGGATAGGAACGACGCAGGCTAAGGAAGGGGCAGAGAGGTCTATCCCGTGGCAGAGCGTGCTTGAACACCCGAATGCGGTGCTCAGTGATGTCGAGCGTGCCTTGCGGGACGACTACCTGCAAGTCCTTAAGCAGGTTGAGGAGATGAGGCTGAGGAACGGACTCACCCCCCGTGCCGGGTCGGCCAAGGGGTTGAAGAACAAATACTATATCCCCCACAGAAGTATGTCTGAGCATGGGCGGGGGTACGCGGCAAAGGCCAACCCGAGCCTGGACCGGCAGTACAATTCCGTATCCCAGGGGATGGCACACGGAATCGAGTACAGCAAAGACCCGATGGAGACCCTTAAATTCCACATCCTAGACGCTTATCAAGAAATTATAGAGAAACAGTTCGACGAGATGATAGGCAAGCATAGTATTTCTCCAGCCCTGATTGATAAATACGTTCCCGAGTTAACCAAGACAAGGTACTTTAAGGCAGAGAAGGCACTGGCTGACGCCGTGGAAGCCGGCGATGCAGACGCTATCGCCAAGGCGACGGAGGAGTTGAAGAGGAGACAGCTGAACCTTGACCGTCAGCGCAGGAAGGTGAAATACCTCCCTGGGAGTGAATTCAACCAAACAGAGAATGTCCCCATTCGAAAGTGGAGAGATTGGTTTCTCAAGGAAGAAGACCTCAAGCGCATGAAAGAGACCCTGGGCATTGGCCCAGAGGGTATTGGCGTTGCCAGCATCGAAGGCGGACCCATAAGCCGAGGGCTGGGGCAAGTCGTCAACCATACACGGTTCCTTCAAGCAACTATGGACTTTGCCATGCCGTTCCTTCAGGGTCTTCCGCTCCTAGTGACGCGCCCTCTCTTGTGGTCGAAGATGACAGCCAAGCACTATCAGGCGTTTTTCGATCCCACGGTGCAGGCGCGGTACTTCTCGGATAACCTGGAGGTATTCCAGGATATGGTGCGCCACGGCATTCCCGTCGGTGACGTGGAGCTGTTCACTGCCATTCGGGAAGGGCAGGGGATAAGTTTCCTTGGGAACATGGTCGAGAAGCAATTCGGCAAGGGGATGAGAGAGACCTTTAGGGGCATCGGGAAGCAGTCCTTTGGCCGGTTCCAAGCCTCCTACGACATGGGGCTTGCAACGGCACGGGCAGAGCTTTGGAAATCCCTCTCGAAGGGGTACGGTGGGCCGCGTGCAGTGTGGAAAGGGAGCAAGGGTGAACTGGCGCAGTATATCCGAAACATGACGGGAGGCTTGGATTCCAAGGCGCTTGGGGTAGGCGCAAACCAGCGGCATATCGAGGGGATGTGGCTTGCCTTCTCCCCAAGATATTTCCGCTCCACTATGGCCCTGATGACCGATGCCATCCGCGGCCTGCGGCCAGGGGCAAACGCTGCCCAGCGCGAGTCAACGAAAACAATGGCGAGCCTCGTCTTTGGCATTGGGGGCTTTTTTGCCTTGGCGAACATTGCCATCGGACGGGCTAACAACGAGAGCTGGGAAGAAATATGGGATAGGATTCAGACATCGTGGAACCCTCTAGGAGGGAAGAAGTTCCTTAGCCTCAATATCAACGGGGAATGGATCGGGGTCGGCGGGCAGGTCAGGTCGATCTTGCAGATCGTCTCCAAGCTAGCGATGTCAGCAGGAGACCCAAGCGTGTTCCTCCGCCGAGACCCGAAGGCAAACCCGCTCATCTATGCGTGGCACTCACGCGGTGCCCCTGCTCTTCACCTCGCTGGCGGCGGCGTGGAGGCGCTCTCTGCCCTCATGGGGGGGAAGGTGGACATCCTCCCGTTTGACAACATAGACACGTTGCCCGAAGTCGCTGCTTTCGCTGGCACCGCCTTATCCCCCTTTGCGGTGGACGCCAAGATGGAAGGGGACTCGTGGTTTTCAACGTTCCTCGGTGGGTTAGGCGCGAGGACTTCTACGGAGACTGTCTATGACAAGCGGGACCAGATGGCGAAAGAACTCTTCAATGAGGGGTGGTGGGACACCACCCCAGCACAGAAATCTGAATTCTGGAAGAAGCACCCTGGGTTCAGGGAAGAGATAAAGCAAGAGGATGTCATCCGCTGCCAGCAGGGGGATATGGGCGCTTGCGACAGAGAAGCTATAAATATATACCAGACGGAGTTTTTGGATGAGCAGGCCGAAGACGACCGCACTTTCCAACAGTATCTCGATCCGTCCTTTAAGTCGCCGGCCCTCAGGAGGGTGAAACTCAAAGAATGGAAGAATCGTCGGAAGACGAGAAGGGCGGAACTCCACGTCAAGATAGACGAGAAGCGCCGTGACGTGGAGTTCCCGAAGGGGTCTGATCCGCTTATGGATGAATACTATGAGCGCGTAGATAAAGCAAAAGAAGAACACGGCGGCGTACTAGACCCAGACGCTTGGCACGAGATTGACCAGTGGCTATCTAGGAGAACCCTGGTAGAACAGGAGCACATCTCCAGGAACAGCGGTCTTGGGGAGCGCACAGAGCTTGAGCAGGAATACTACAGGGCGCTTGGAGCGATAGAAGCCTATTGGGAAGTTGGTGAGACAGAAGCGGTGCTCTCTAAGTTCGCGACTGCGGCAGACAGAGCGATAGCAAGAAACTATGCCAAAGGCACTGCCGCTATACGAGAGGAGCTTCTCAATAGCGAGGATAGCCATACGAGGCACATGGCAAGACGGGCCATGAGGCAGGCGAAGAGGGCAAAGGCTAGGCTGAGAACAGAGGGCATCCCAGGCCAACACCCGGCCCTCCTGGACGCCCTCCTCGGACGGTGGTACGGCAATGTCCCAAAGCACCAGCCCGAACAGATAAAACAAGCCCTGGACCAATGGCTGGGTGGCGCAGGGGTGCGGGCCGTGTCCCCTCCACTGCGAGGCCCCGCAGTTCCAGCCACCGCCACTGCACCGAGAGGCACTGCGGCCCCGGCGCCGACCGCAAGGCCCCTCCCACCGGGGTTCCTTGACCTCATGAGGACTAAATACGGGTATCAGGGATAAAGGGCATTCGGGGCCATTACTTGACACGTAGATACGGGTCATGCTAAACAAAGGCTAGATTTATTCGGAAACCCCATACGGGAACTCCCGGATAGGACTTATTCGGAAACCCCACAATGGGAACTCCCGGATAGGAGTAGAGATGCCAGACGAAGACACGCAGGTATTGGACGACGCTACCTTAGTGGAGGATACCCCTCTAGAGGCTGACGACGAGTCTCAGATAGAGGCACCCCCTCTTCAAGATGACGGCGAGATTGACTACAAGTCCCTCGCTGACCGGCGCTCTGAAGAGCTTGCTAACGAGCGTTTAGCGCATCAACGGACGAGGACCAGGCTCGGGCGGTATGAACCGAAGCGTGAAGGCGAGCGCTCATCGTCTGCGATCAGGCGCGAGATTGATCTTGCGATTAAACCACTGGAACAGTATGTCTCTCTTCTCGTGAAGCAGCAGGCAGACCCAGACGCAGACCCAGATCAGTTCCGCCAAGAGGTCGCTACGGTCAATACCGAAACAGAACTCCAGGGCCTGGTCGGCGAGACATCGGGCATACTCGCCAGGATAGCCGACCGCGCTGCTGACATGGAAATCGACATCACCGGTGAGAGCTTTGCCAATGCCAGGAACCAGTGGGAGCAGGCCCGACAAGTCTGGGCGTCAGGCAATGTCCAGGAGGCCATGCGCGGGTTCTATAGGGCCGATGCGGCCTACCAGTTGGCATTGGACAGGCTCCAGGTCCAGCAGGAAGCTGACGACCAACGCAAGTCCAAGGTCAACCAGCAACGTCGGAACGGCACACTCAACGTGGCCCCAGGCTCATCTGGCACCGCCGGCGGCATGACTGCCGAGCAGCGGTGGAGTGCTTACGGGCGCGGCGAGGTGTCATGGAGTAAAGAAGTACAAGACGCCGGGCGTGCGCTCGGCGCACTTTAATGAAGGAGTAAAGTTATGGCTAGTGGAAATACGACTACCGGCTCAGTCAGCGATAGTTTAGATATCGTAGCGGCAGCAGCCAGGTCACGACGCGAGTACGATGCAGTTTTCCCACAACTGGTGGACAGGGTAGACCTCGAAGCTGGGTCTGGGACGGCATGGAGAGAGGTCCTGTTCGAGAAGCTGTCGGCCCAGTCTGTTACTGAGACGACGACCCTCGACAACCCGCAGCAGTTCGACGACTCGGCTATTTCGATCACCCCGCAGCTTGTCCAGATTCAGACATTCATATCGGACAAGGTGGGGCGGAACCTGAACAAAAAGGCGTTCGGCCAGATGGGCAAATTGGCTGGAGAGGCCATGATGAGGAAGCGGGACGAAGACGGGCTGACGGCGGCAGACGGCTCCACCCAGATGGGTGGGGCGGGTACGCCGATACAGGCTGGCGACGTGTCAGCGGCACGCTATCGGATCACCAGCAACGCAACGGAGCCAGGCTCCATGCCGGTCAACAGCGTAATCCACGGGTTCTGCATCAAGGACCTGTACGACGAACTCGTGGCTGGTGTCGGCACCTACGCCATCCCAGATGGTGCGACGGCAACGGTGTTCCAGAGCGGCTTCACGCTGCCCATCGCGAACGTATCGATCCATGAGGACGGCAACATCAGCATTGACAGCGCCTCCGACGCCAAGAACTTCGTGTTCAGCAAGTCGGCCTGGGTACTGGTCAACGGGATGACGCTCCGAACAGAGACGCGGCGTGAGCCTCATATCGGCGGCGGCGGGGACTCGGTGTTCCTGACGGACGAGTACGCCTACGGCGAGAGGAGCGCAGGGAACTGGAGCTTCGAGATCATCGCAGACGCAACGGCCCCAGCGTAATAGGGGCCACATCATAACCGGGAGACAAACGTGTTGCTGAGGCGGGGGCTTCCCTCGACCGAGGCAAGTAACAACTTTGTCTAAGGGAGATACTAATGGCACAGAGTGATCGCGGACGAATCGAACTGTTCTACGACTTCTTTGGTGAGGACAACATAGCGAACACGGCAGAGAGTCGGGTCCTTGGCCCATTCGTTGTGGGTGGTCAGGGCAACGCCGAGACCGACGCTGGGGTCCCAACCATTGCTGGCATGGTCAGTGGCGCTGGGCGCATAACAACGACCAACGAAGATAACCACACAACGCTGGTAGGTACGAACACTGCTTTCAGCGCCAGCCTGAATGGGCCAATCGTACTGGAGGCCCGTGTCCAGCTTGACAACATAGACACGAAAGAGGTGTTCTTTGGCCTGAGTGACATAGACCCGGATACGCTCAGTATTGAAACTGACGTTATGACGGGTGCTACCACCACGCTTACGTTAACAGCGTCTGATCTATGTGGTTTTTTCTTGTCGGCAGAGCTTACTGACGACGAGGACTGGCACATGGTGTACAACGGGGGCAGTACAACGGGAGAGACGACCTCAACTAGCGTAGATGCTGACGACGACGCCGTCGCAGCCGAGTGGCAGGTCCTTCGTTTGGAAATCGACACCAACGGCACTGCCCGGTGGTACATCGATGGCGTCCTGAAGCAGACCAAGACAGGAGCAGTATCCACAACCACGGTCATGGGAGTATGCCTTGGCGTTGAGGCCAAGGGTAATGCCATCGAGAACCTGGACGTGGACTACCTGCTCGTCACGGCCAACAGGGACTGGACCGTTTAGGCTGACGTGGTGATGTGGGCCACCCTGAAAAGGCTTGAGCTACACTCAGGGTGGCCCACGCGGGAATTCCTTTCAAGTGCGTACTTTACGCAAGGAGTAGCAAATGACTGCACCAACTAGTTCATCTTACAGAGGCTGGTATCTTGACCGCGAGAACAGTGCGCTCGACCTTTATGTGGGCTTTGGCGGGGCTTCAGACCCCGTAGAGCTAGTACAGGCGACCACTTCTGCCCTCGCGATAACCAAGAACCTCTTTATAAACGATACCGCAACCGGGGATATGACCCTCGGGCTTTGTATCAATCAGGGCGCT